CACAAGCTCCATCTTCTCGAGAGTTTGTAGGAACACAAATAAAACATATCTCAGTATCTAAGATGTTTCCTATATCTGTTCCCATCTTAGGATCAGCGATTTTCGTAATGTGACCTAAGAGTTCGAATCCAACCTTTAATGCAGAGCCGATAGCTCCGCAGCCAATAATTCCAATATTCATCTTATCTCCGATTATTAAAGTTTGCTTTCAGTGCCGCGAATTCCCAAGGCTTTTTGCCACTGAATGATCACATCCATTCTTGTCACTGGATTCTCAGGAGTTCCTCCCCAAGAATTAATTGTAGTCTTTTTAGTAATCTTTACAACTTCGGGATGCTTAGATTTAAGATTAACAGAACATCTGTTCAACAATTCTATTTCTCGATAAGTAGAACATCCACCCTTACTATTGGAGCCTCTTTGTTCTTGTGCAAATTCAAAATTTACTATGTTTGGATATCCAAGCTCAAGAAGACATAATGTTGCATGAAAATCATCTTGAACATTTATTTTTAATCCTGCATGAAAATTCAAGCCTTCTCCGAGAAATATGTCCCTTCTAAATCCATATATTCTATAAGGACGAGTTGTTTGTAGCTCAAATTTCTCAGCTTTGACAAGTCTTTTTGTACATTGAAAATTTTGTGTTCTGGCAGAAATGCTACAATGTGCGAAGCTATCCAGTTGAACATCCAGCCACTGAATAGCCTTTAGGATGTCTTCATCATTAGCTTTAAACAAATCTTCATGATCCAAGAGGGGACGATGAAAGAATGTTAAATCGTCGTCTATCATGAGAACTTTATCATCGGTACAATGTTCTATGATATGTTGTCTGACATTGTTTATTCCAGTGCAGTCTAATGGAAGACACTTTATTCGCATAGGGACAGCATTAGAATATTCAGGCCATTCATTTCTTGGAATAGCTATGAAGCATTCATAAAGATCAATGACTCCGGATCTTTCTAATTCCCTGACAGTATGAAGACGGTCTGATCTTGCCTTAGAAGGAATAATTATTTTCATTTTATACTCCAGGATATTTTGATCGAGGAGTTCCTTCTCCAGTTTTCACCCTCATATATTTATCCATTTCACAAAGATTATGTTCTATTTCCCTTAGTTCAAATGGCCATGGAGCACGATCTCTTTCCATGTTAGCTTCATCACTATTCATTACTATACAATCAGAGATCAGAGAACGACAATCTCCATCTACAATTTTACTGTAGAGGCCGACCATAGAACAGCAACCCTCTGATTGATTTTTATGTGGATATCCTAACCGACGGAGACCTCTTTGTGCTCCAGGACCCATGTTTGTCCATGTACAAACATCGGTAGCTTTATCTAATAAAGGAGTGAATCGCATATCACAGGCTAATTCATAAGCCATGAACTTACCGACCATATATAACTCAGTTAGAATCTGACAAGCCTTTTCTAAGGAAAGACAACCTAATATCAACTCAGTAAACTTAGCCCGATTATCCCAAGCTTCTTTAGTTGCCCGAAGATATGTGATATGTTTATCTTCACGCATCACTCCAGTGGTCATCCAAGCACTTGTGAAGATTCTCTTATCATGTTTTGCAAGATTCAAGATGTACTCTTCTACCTGGCGATAATGTTCTACAAAACCTAATTCATTTGCATGAACATAATAATTGAAGAGGCGATACCATGCGATGTTGAAGAATATCAGATTCAAGTCACTCTGCCCACGAAGTATCTCAGTTAGAACAACAGTTCCTTTATCTAACTGACGAAACACATTCGTGAACTTGTAGGTTCTAAGAATAAGATCCTCGGTCCACGGCTTCTCTTCTTCAAGGACATGTCTCTTCAACCAAATAGAATGTCGTTCATTCATGTACTGAACATATTCTTCTTCAGTTGTATGTCCGAACTCTATTCGTTGGAGCCTATTCATTTATTCGATTCCTTATTTATTTGAATTCTATGATGAACTTGGAAAAGTGGATTTTCGAACTGTTCGGCTGGTAATTTAGTCACCCATTTAGTAGCCGCTCCCAGAACCAAATCTTTCAGGATTGGATGAAGACCATTAATTTGAGTGTATAACCACGATAAAGCTTCAAAAGCTTCTTTCTCAGTATGTTGTCCTGACATATCTGACCTGAAGGCATTTTCGGCTCTTAAAGCAGTTCCTATATCTTCAAAAGATGCCGGTTGAACCGATGAAATCCATCCGACTGAGTAAGGATAATTGGGACAAGGGTCTTGTAGAATCTGTTGGATTTTCTCTATGTTTGTAGAATAGATGTGTTCTGATCCAGCTTGATGGATATAAACACCTAATTCTAATTTTAACATAGAAGCAATGAGTCTTTGAAGATAAGTGAAACAGAAGATATCATAAGGAAGTCCTAACCAAGAATCATTCGATCTCATGGTCGCTACAAGATGGAGACAACCTTCTCTTACAAAGAAGTTTAATGCTATAGTACAAGGAAGGTCTTTGTGACCTTTTCCAATAGCATGTATAAGATCTCCGCTATCCCACATTGTGATGATAGCTTGTCTGGTATTTGGGTCGGTTCGAAGAAGATGAACTAAGGCTTCGAGTTGATTATCAAAGTTTAATTCGAATCCTTTGTTAAAAGAAGCGAATCCTGGATTAAAAGCCCATCGATATCCATAAGCTCCATAAGCAATATTCTTCTCAGCAAATCTTTCATACTGAGGAGCATAGGCTTTTATCATATCGATCTTATTCGTACCGGATAGATACCACAACATTTCTGCAGAAGCATACGAAAGAGAAAGCTTGCGACCCGGTATGAATAGCCAGTTATTGAGAGGATCCGTTAATACAGCTTGAAAGCCTATCACTTCTGCACAAGAACCTGCTCTGCTTTCTAACTGCCGACCATAGGTTGAAATATACTGAATGGTACTATACCATAGTCCATTCATGTTATCGCTATCAGGGGTATACATGTGAAACATCGTTTCTCCTAACCATGAAGTGGAAGTTCGTGTGATTCTTGCCATTCAGGACATTCGTGTTGATACTTTACTAAACATCCGACATCTTAAGCACAAAGACCACATTCTCTTTCTGCTTCTTTACAATACACCATGTCTTTCTCCGGTGAAATTAGTTAAATATGCAACTAACAACTAAGACAAATAAAAGGAGCCGTCTGGCTTGATTGCGGAGCCAGACGGCTAATCCGTATCCGGTTACTAAGGGCTTTCAACCTATAATAATTATTTCTGCAACCGGGAGAGAGAAATCAATTTTCCAATTCACTTTCAAGTTTGGCAATTCGTTCTTTCAATGTAGCTACACGGTTTCTTAACCGTGCGACTTGCCGTTCTTTAGTATCGCCGTGTCTTATCACATACTCTTTTTCGTCGATTCGTTTCAAGTCTCGTGCTAATTGTATAAGTTTCTCCGGAGCTTCAGCCAGTTGTGACGCTAAACTAGATTTCCGTTCTTGTAGTTTAGCGACCTCTTCATCATGCTTCGCTATTTGGTTGTTAATAAATTTGATATCCTCATCGAAATGATTTAAGAGCCGTTCATAATGTTTCTGTTGACTCTTGATTATTTCTTTTGTTTCTCTGACGTCTCTCAGACGTTCATCTTTTGTGGTTCTACCTCTTCCAATAGCCATACTTTTCTCTCTCAAATACTTTGAAAATTATTAAATTGAAAAATAACAAAAGGCAGGAGAGTTTCCCCTCCTGCCTCGGAGGAGGGGTGAAAATGCGAGTTGTTACAACTCTTGGACGTCGATACCTTCCTCGGATAACTGCTTCTCGAGAGCGGCGAGCTGCTCACGCATCTTGGCGACCTTAGCCGCTTTCTTGCGAGTTTGCTCATCGCCGAACTTGAGCAGACGTTCTGCCTTCGTTTCCTTGTCCTTGGCGACGGCGAGCATACGTTCGGCTTTCAGCCGAATGGAATGGGCCTGGAACTGCAAAAAGTTTGCACTGGATGCGAAGTCAGTTTTCTTCAGTGGTTTGTGCTTCCGGACATCGTAACCGGAGTAGACCACTGTTTCGCCGTCCTTAATGGTAACAGGAACCGCGATGAGAAGACCCTCTTCATTCACGGCCGTAACAACCTGACCGTCGGGATTGCGATATTGAGCATCCTTCTTCGGGAAATCGATTTTTTCAACTTTAGGCTTCTTCGCCTTGGGATCCGCTTCCGTTCCCGCGTTCTTCTTGTCCTTGTCGGTCGGGCTGACCTTGTTGACATTGTTGGTTTTCGCCATGATTGGCCTCCAAAAATAAATTGAATTTGTTGTTTGCTATACTAATTAAAGTATAACACATTTTACAGAAAATGCAAATTAAATCCCTTCAATTCCCTCGATATCTTTAAGATCTTTGTCACTAAGATTCATGATCTTTTGATTTTCTTTAGATAATCGTTTAGCGATTTGTTCCTTTTCTTTTTGTTCAATATCGTTGCACATACGATCGAACCAGCTAAGATCCGGAGGACTACTGTGCTCTTTTTGCATATCTTCCCAACGAATAAAGTAAGCCATGATAGTCCTTTCTACTATACGCTATCTCATCAGTGCTAAGGAACGACCCTTAACAGACCGGCGGGAATCAGTGTATGTACTGGTTCCGGCCGGTTTCGAATTGCTCCGTCACCCGTTCGGTTTCACCGGCGAAACTTTACGCCGAATACCCGAAGAACGGAGCTGCGTAGAACCGTCGGTCCGATCAGTTAATGGCCTTCAACTGAGCCTCGGCATCTGCGAGTTGCTTACGGAGTTTGTCAGCCTTTTCTTGAGCTTTGGCTTTGCGTTTCGCAACCCGATCCGCTTTTGCCTTATCACGTTTGGCTTTGGCTTCCGCCTTTTGGCTGTCACGCTGAATTCTGGTGAGAGCTCTCGAAACCGAATCAGCATAGCGGTTTATCGCCGCGATTGCACGTTCGCGATTTTGTGCGACGGACTCGACGATCTTGGCCGGGACGATGACGCTGTTTAAATCGGTGACGATATTCTTGATGTTCGCCACAACATCGGGAACAGCATTCTTCGCATCAACTTTCGCGGTTCCGGCCAGACTTTTGGATTTGGAAGTTTTCTTGGACTTCGCCATTTCATTCTCCTCAATTTCACTCATGTTTACTTTTTCAAAGATTCAACTAATCACAATACTTACATATAAATTATAACATATTTTAGAAACAATGCAAGGAAAATCTTATTAAACTAAGAAAATAATTTTCCTTCGCTGTAAGTCCAGTAACTACAAGGTCTTATGAGAGTAGACTCCCCATTGCCTCTGTACCAGAATAGCGGTATTACAGTAGCCACCGAGGGTCGTTTGCATCGTAGCGAGTCGTACAGGAGCCCGAATTTAGGTCAGTTTTGCACATTTCCTGCACTCGTCTCGAATTACTTTATTTTACCGGCTAAAATCTCGAATTCACTATGCTGTTCTCTTAGTTCATCTAAATCACCAGTGTATTCTTGTCCGTCAACTGATATTGTAGTATCATCACCCGCCGCTTCTGCCCACGTATCTTTACTAATTCCTAAACCTGTAATAATAGGAACTCTAAATTTTATTTGCGGATCTTCTAAAACATTACAAATATATTTATGAAGAGCTGGATCACTCATACAATCTAAACTTACTTGTTTGAGAAGTTCGTCATGAACATTCGCTGATAAACGAATTCCCCATTTACGAGACTCAGAATTATAACGGGGAGAAATAGCTATCATTCTATCTTTCATCACATAAGCAGCACAACTTTGAATAATAGAATTAAAAGCTTTATAAGCAGCATTCCCAGGAAGATATCTTCTATAACCATACGCATTGAAAACGAAGCCTCTTACCGCCGCGACTTCAATTGCTTTCTTCGAAGTCCTTTTAATTCCAGGCATCCTTTCGTGATAAGTTTCATAACTATTATTTGCATGATCCCTACAAAGTTCTTGAAATTTGTAGCCTCGTAGCTTCGGGTCTAATTCTCCGATGTCAATTAATCTATCAACTTCAGCAGTCATCATCTCTATGATGTGATCATTCGACATAAGACCTTTTGTTACTTTTGGTTTTCCTGCTCCGTAAGCCATTCCGAAGTTAAGAGTCTTACCAGACTTTCTATCGATCTTTAATAATTCAGCGACCCATTGATGAAAGTCTGTATTAGGATTATCATTATAAGCTTTTATAGCCTTTTCATCTTTTATGTAATGAACAATTAAACGGTATTCAATTTGAGAATAGTCACACGACACATAGCCATGATCTTCATCTGGATGAATAAGCATCTTAGCTCGTTTGTTTAATTGCTGAGAACTCGGTTTCCTACAAGACAGACGACCGGTTCTTTTCACCTGATCATAATTAGGATGAATGATTCCACCTTCGTTAAGTTCCAAGAAGGTATCCAAATATAAACTTTTAAACTGAGATTCCTTTCTGTAAGTTTGTATGAGTTCTACTATCCTGCTTAGTTTTGGGTCATTCATGACTTCTGGATGAACTCGATATAAGTTTAAAGCATCTTTATCAAATGTTGCCCGGCCAGTATCAAAGATCTGTCTTGTTTCTTCATCCTTCTCTTTTATTGTAGCAAGGACGGGGAGATTAAATTGATTGATAAGAATATCATAAATACAATCATTAGAGTTTGTGAATTCACGATCAGTTATTTTAGCTATTTCAGTAGCGGACCTGATCATAGTTTTCAAAGCTTTTGCTGATTCTATTTTACACTCGGTCTCATCTATCTTTAACCCATCCAGTTCCATATCAAATAAAATAGGAGTGGTTTTTATTTCAATATCTCTAACAGTATTCATTTTCTCAGGCATCTTGCTAAGAATATATCGATATAACACCCTATTCATTTGAACGTCATCACAAGCATATTCACCAAGTAAATCTACTGGAACATCAGCATAAGATTTAGATTTTATACTATCTAAATATACTTGCACTCTATCGACACTTCCAGTGTCATAATCTAACCAGTCTTTAGAAAGAGGCTTCAATCCGTACGACATGCGATCACTATAGTATATTTTAGCTAAGGCTAAAGTATCCCAGAGTTCACAATCAAAAAACACATCTTCCCCAACTGCGAACATTATAGCGTCGAACTTCACATTGTGATTCGCCCATCCATGACAACTCTGTATGATATCCTTCACCCATGACATAGCGTTAGAAACAGGTAGATTCTTAGCTTTCGGACTGGTATGTCGAACTGGAACATACCAAATATCTTTTATATCATCAGCGGTAATTGAGAATCCACATATTCGGTCTCCTTTCCAAGGATATAATCCTCCTACTTTCTTATTGTCAAAAACCCTTTTAGTTTCTACGTCGCAAAATATCTCCTTCCTATTTATCAAATTAGGAAGTTCCGATAAGTCCTCGACAATATTGAAGTTTCCTCTGATAGTGTACATTATTTTCTCAAGAGAATTTTCTGGATTAATAAATTCTGTGAATCTTCTGAGATCTGTGCTTTGGTGAAATGTATTAAGCTTCGATCTAACATTGATTTAGCATCCTTCGGTTCAACTGCCCAATGCTCAGCTAAAATCTCATAACCAACAGCATCAATTACTCCGCTGTCAATTATGATATTCGCACAGTTTACACAAGAAGAAAAAGTAACCAACATAATAGTCTTGACATACGCCGGTTTAATGCGATATTCTCTCTTCTTTAGATACTGCATAATCGCTCGTGGTTCAGCATGACTACAACCACAAGCTCCTTTGATATTAGAACACTTATTCTTTGGACCACTCGGTCCGTTGATGGCGACAAAATGTTCTATCCTTTCATGCTGTAAATTGAATTCTAAGATCTTACAACCAACAGCTTTCCTCTTGCAAACTTGTTTCTTCTCAGCAATTCTCTTTATATCTTGAAAAGAACTGAGAATAATCTTAGAAGTCATCCCGAAAAAATTTGACTTCTTCCCATAAACAGCATTGTAGAATATATTCTGATTTGTATTTCTTTCGTTCATTAATTTTCTCCTTGTACTTTTCCGTAGAGTTCACTACACTTGTTATGTCGCCGAGTTATCCACAGATCAGAAACTCTCTTTACTACTTCATCATCCAAATATCTACCTTCGGATATATTAAAAGCAAAGAACGGAGGTCCGAGTTTCTTTTGACTTTGAGCTATCTCAGTAAAGATTTTATTAGCCTCGCAAAGAATAGGCCAACTAAGTAAGTTCCCTCTTTCATCTTCTCTAATTAATTGTTCGTACCAATCAAAATCACTGGCATAAAGAACAACAATCATCCCACCTTGTTCTTCAATCCACTGTTCAACCTGCATCCTATTCTGGAGTGATAATTTATTCTTATGATACGATATAGCACCTAAATGAAATCTATCTTGTACTATACAAGGATTAATAATCATTTTGTAGTGACATAAAAAATCAAAATTGTTTTCATTCGGCCTTGTCATCCAAGCATAATAAGCCGGAAATTTATCGTGATCTAAAACGTATCTGACAACTTTTTTAGCAAATGTTGTCTTTCCCAGACAATCAGAACCTTCAATTATTAAAGACATTCATTTTCTCCACAGAAAGATAATCTTCTTCAATACGTTCTTTACCGATTCTTAACGCTTTCTCGAAATCAGGTGGAACATAGTTTTTTCCTTTATCCCTGAGTCGATAATTCGCAGCGGTTCTCGGCTGCTTTGTAGCATTGGAACTACAAACTTCTTCGCTTAGTTCATGGCAGGGGAGTTTGAATGCTACTCCAGAACCGACAACTACATAGAGAAGGTCTCCAATTCCATCAGCCGCTTGATGTTCATCACCATCTGATAAACCGATACACATTTCCGCCAGCTCTTCTAATATCAAATGAGCTCGATATATCATTTCATTATTCTCACCAGTGTGTTTCCAAAGGAACATACAGAGCTTGGATAGCTGTAGAATGAAGAAACAGATAATCTTATCGCAGATCCTATATTTACCGAAGGATCTTCTGATAGGAAGATGAACCGGAAATTTGTGTTTACAATGGAACTCAGTTACTTTTCTTTGTGTTTCAATCATTT